ACAAAGTAAAATTGTTCTTCGAGATGTTTTCCCAGCTCCCGTCATGGTTCACCAATTTGTGGATCCTTGTCGTGGCGTCGATATATGGTATAAAGGGTACACAAATATTTAGAAACGGAGGAAAAAAATAATGCCTAATAAAAGATACAATAAACAAGTTCCGGGTTTCAAAGAAGGCGGACGTGTTAAAAAAATGGGTGGTGGAATGATGAATTACAAAAATGGTGGAAGCACTAACCCTAAAATGAGTAAAGCTAAAAATAAAAAATTAGCAGCTATGTATGGTGACAAAAACAAAATCACTAGAGGTGACATCATTACTGCAGCTAAAAAGAAAAAAGGAAAAGCGTAATGGCTAAACTTTGTCCAAGAGGTAAAGCGGCAGCAAAGCGTAAATTTAAAGTTTACCCTTCAGCATATGCTAACATGTATGCGTCAGCTGTTTGCTCTGGAAAAGTTACTCCCGGCGGCAAGAAAAGAGATAAAAAAGCAACTGGAGGACTCATAGAGTATTACAAAGGAGTTGTGTAGTGTCTGAAGGAGGATTACGTAAATGGGTAGCAGAAAAATGGGTCGATATTGGAGCACCAAAGAAGAATGGCAAGTATCAACCATGTGGAAGACAAAAGGGAAGTAAAAGAAAATACCCAAAATGCGTACCACTTGCAAAAGCAAGATCAATGTCAGAATCACAAAAACGTTCTGCAGTGAAACGAAAAAGAGCAGCAGGTAATCCGGGAGGTAAACCAACTAATGTCAGCACTTTTACAAAAAGACAAAATGCTCGCAATGGTGGTCTTATTAGGTCTGGTATTGCAAGGGGCTGTGGTAAAGTCGCAAGAAGAAAAACAACAAAATATTATGCCTGATAAATTAATAAAACCAAAGATCAAACCTTACAAATACAGAAAACCATATTACGAATCTGAAGTTAAAAGATTAGATAAAATGATTGAAGACGTTGAGACTAAGGGTGATTATTTTGATGGTGAATTTGTTCCTATGTTTCCTGAAACAAGTCAAAAATATGTAACAGATATATTGAAAAATAAAAAACAAGGATATATAGATGTTATGGTAAGAAATGAGGATGACGAATGAATTTTAAATTTGACTTAAAAAAACAGTTAGATGAAAAGAAAAAACAAGCATCTTTTATAGCTCAACTTAGAAAAAGAAGTAAAGACTCAGTAGCTAGACCAAGAGCAGAAAAAAATATTACAACTACAAATCCCGAATTACAAAGAATATGAGAAAACCAGATAGACAACCCCCTAAAACTAAAAAATATTTTAGATCTACAAAGTCCGGTGCAGGTATGACCAAAGCCGGCGTTGCAAGATACAGACGTGAAAATCCGGGATCTAAATTAAAAACAGCGGTCACTGGCAAAGTCAAGCCGGGATCAAAAGCTGCTAACAGACGTAAATCATACTGTGCAAGAAGCGCAGGACAAATGAAGAAGTTTCCTAAAGCTGCGAAAGATCCTAACTCAAGATTGAGACAGGCTCGTAGAAGATGGAAATGCTAGATAGAATTATATATAGATTTTGTGATTTCTTAGACAGATCATTTTCATTTATTGATGATATGTTTAAGAAGAGAAAAAAGAAAAAATAATGGATGATATATCGACCATTTATGGTCTTAAAAAAGTTGTGAAAGAGGCAATACAAAGAAACACAGATACGTTAGTATCTGGCAACATTGACAATATGGAGAAATATCATTATATTGTCGGACAAATCAGAGCGTATGAATACGTTCTGCAGGAACTCTCTAACCTAAACGAAAAACAGGAGCAAAAACAAAATGACGGAAACATTATCGACATCGGAAGTCCAAAAAAATAAATCAGCACTATTAGATAAGTACGAAGAAGAAAAGGTCACAGAAAAAGAACCTTTAAATCCAGAAAACATAAAATCACAGACAGAAGAATTACCAGAACCTAGTGGCTGGAGATTATTAATTTTACCATTTGTACCACCTGAAAAAACTAAAGGTGGTTTAATTTTATCACAAGAAACTTTAGACAAAGGACGTATATCAACAAACGTTGGATATGTTTTAAAAATGGGTCCTTTGGCTTACAACGATAAAGAAAAATTTAACACCGGTCCATGGTGTAAGGAAAAAGATTGGGTGATCTTTGCAAGATATGCTGGATCACGTTTACCAATAGAAGGTGGCGAGTTGAGAATACTAAACGATGATGAAGTTTTAGGAACAGTTAAAGATCCTGAAAGTATAATCACGCAATTTTAATACATAGGAGAAACTATGCCAGAAGACAAACAAAAAGAAGAATCAATGATTGATGTCGGCGAACAAGAAGGTGCTGAAATTAATCTTGACGAGCAATCGAAAGGAACAGAGAATGAAACACAAGAAACAAAAATCGAAGTTGCGGACGATAATCAGCCCGCTAATACATCTGAGAAATCTGATAGGCAGTCTGATGCTTCAGCTCAAAACAATCAAAAGGAAGAACTAGAAAAGTACAGCGATTCAGTTAAGAAAAGAATCAATGGTCTTACTAAGAGGATGAGAGAGGCCGAAAGGCAAAGAGAAGAAGCTTTGACTTTTGCTCGAACTATGAAAGAGCAAAAAGAAAAAGCAGAAAATAGATTTGCACATTTAGACAAAAGTTACATGTCTGAATTTGAAAAACGTGTAACATCAAATTTAGATGCTGCAAAATCTGAACTTAAAAATGCTATTGATAACGGTGATGCCGAAGGTCAAGTTGCTGCACAACAAAAAATTGCACAACTTACTATGGATGCCGCTAGACTTAGCACTTTAAAAGCATCTCAACCGCAAGAAAAAGAGGGTAAACAAGTTAACATAAATCCTCAAAGAACAGAAGCTAGATCAAATGTACAAACAGATCCTAAAGCCGAAGTATGGGCTTCTAAGAATACTTGGTTTGGAAATGATTCAGCAATGACTTACACTGCGTTTGATATACACAAAAAGCTAGTCGAAGAAGAAGGATTTGATCCTAAAAGCGATGATTACTATGAAGAAATAGACAAGAGAATAAGACTTGAATTTCCTCATAAATTTGATACAACAGAAGATACAACTGAAAAAGTTGTGCAAGAACAAAGAAAACCCGCACAAACAGTTGCTTCTGCTAGACGTCCAGCAACAACAGGACGCGCGAAAACTGTGAAGCTCACACCGTCACAGGTAGCAATCGCTAAAAAATTAGGCGTGCCACTTGAAGACTATGCAAGACAATTGCAACTCACGAAGGAGGTATAGTATGACAATTGATAAAACTTCTCGTGCGAGTCAAACTAGAGAAAAAGAAACTCGAAAAAAAGTTTGGACTCCACCATCATCTTTAGATGCACCACCTGCGCCAGATGGCTATAGGCACAGATGGATAAGAACAGAGGTTCTTGGTTTTAATGACGCTAAAAATATGTCAGGTAAAATCAGATCAGGCTGGGAATTAGTCAGAGCTGACGAATATCCAGACCATGATTATCCACAAGTGAATGAAGGCAAATACGCAGGAGTGATCGGAGTTGGTGGCCTTGTGTTGGCAAGGATACCGGAAGAGCTCGCAAAGCAACGTGAAGCGTACTACGCAAATAGAACGCAAGAGCGTGAACAAGCTGTAGAAAACGAGCCTATGAAGGAACAACACCCGAGCATGCCAATCAGTAATGAGAGGCGCTCAAATGTAACTTTTGGTGGCTCAAAGAAAAGTTAATTTTTTAACGATTCCTAACCATCATTCAAACTAATAGGAGATAAACTATGGCAAATAAAGATGCTGCTTTTGGTTTAAGACCCGTTGGTAAGATTGGTCAAAACGCTGATAACCAAGGTTTAACTGAATATTTAATTGCTGATAACTACGGCACTGATATATTTCAGGGAGACCCTGTTAAAGCGGTAGCTGGCGGTACTGTAGAAGTGGCTGCTGCAGCGAACACTAACCTTGTTGGTGTTTTCTGGGGACAGTTCATAACTAAAGACCCAACTACTGGAAAACCTACTTACCGAAATTACTACACTCAAACGAATGTAGCTAACGGTGAAGAAATCAGAGCTTTTGTGTACGACGATCCTTATGAAAGATTCGAAGTACAATCAAATAACTCAGGTGCTTCTGCTGCAACTGATGTGTTCGAATTAGCGGACATTGAATACACAGCAGGTTCAACTATCAATGGACAGTCTAAAGTTGAATTAGATGACAGTACTTTTGTAACAACTTCTGCACAATTGCAGGTGGTTAACTTATCAAAAGATATTGACAACAATGATTTAACTTCAGCTAATGTTAATTGGGTAGTTAGAATCAACGAGCACTTATATAAACAAACTGTAGGAGTATAATAGGAGTATAAACTATGGCAATATCAAGACAACAACTAGTAAAAGAACTAGAGCCGGGTTTAAATGCACTATTCGGCCTAGAGTATAAAAGATATGAGAATCAGCACTTAGAAATCTTTGACATTGAAAACTCAGACAGAGCTTTCGAAGAGGAAGTAATGTTATCGGGTTTTGCAAATGCACAGACTAAACCAGAAGGTTCAGGCGTAGTATTTGACAATGCTCAAGAGACTTACACTGCTAGATACACTCACGAAACAATCGCTTTAGCGTTCGCGATTACTGAAGAAGCAATCGAGGACAACTTGTACGACAGAATCGCTACTAGATACACAAAAGCATTAGCTAGATCTATGGCGAACACTAAACAAGTTAAAGCGGCTAACGTATTAAACAATGCGTTTAATACTAACTTCCTTGGTGGAGACGGTGTTGAATTATGTTCAACAGCGCACCCAACAATTGCAGGGACTTATTCGAATGAGTTAGCTGTTTCAGCTGACTTAAACGAAACATCTTTGGAGCAGTCTTTAATCGACATTGCTGCGTTCACTGATGAAAGAGGTCTTAAAATTGCAGCTAAAGGTATGAAATTAATCATCCCTTCTGAGCTTCAATTTACTGCAGAGAGATTGATGAAATCTTCTGGAAGACCGGGTACAGCGGACAATGATGTAAATGCTGTCGCTTCAATGGGAATGATCCCTCAAGGTTATGTAGTTAATAACTACTTAAACGATAGCGATGCGTTCTTCATCAAAACAGATGTACCTAATGGTATGAAAATGTTCGAAAGAGCACCATTGAAAACTGCAATGGAAGGCGACTTCGATACTGGTAACGTTAGATACAAAGCTAGAGAGAGATATTCATTTGGATTCTCTGATGCTAGAGGTATCTTCGGATCACCGGGCGCATAATAACGCAAAATTAAGGGGGACTTCGGTCCCCCTTTATGATAGGGTGTGATAATGAAAAAATTTATTGTAAGAATTTCCGCATACGATTACTTCGCAAAATTTGAAGTAGAAAGCAAAGACGACCCTATTTCTCTAGAACAGGCTATACTTGACAAACTGGGAGAAAACAGTATAGTTTGGGAGTACACGGGAGATATGTATGATACCCGTAGACACAGAATAACCTATGAGGAGGTTATAAATGATGCAACAACATCTACAGGACCTTTACAAACAAAAGAGGTCTCTGGAACTAGAATGGGAGCAGGAGCATCTTAACGAGGGTAGGTATACCCTTAATATGGTTAAAATAGACCATAAGGTGAGAGAAGTAATAAGTCATATTAAAATGGCTGAAGCTAGAAAAGCTCATCTTGAGAATCAAGTTGACGGTGCTGCTCCAGAAGTTACTGTAGCTACTTAATAAAAAAGCTACATCGTTGGAAAAATTCAATCCGCATTACAGGCTCTCTTGCACTCTATTAAAATCTAATATATATTATTTAAACTATACAATTATTTAGAATACTGACGCGTATAGTCGACGGCCTAGAGACAGTATTCGGAAAAACTAGGAGGATAATACTATGGCAAATAAAACAACTTTCACCGGATTTATTAGATCCAATGGTGGAGATCAAACAAGAACAACTTATGCAGGTTCTGTAGCAATGCAGGCTCAATTTTATTTTGACCCAACTGCAGCTCAAGGAACTGATGTGCAAGTATCATCTACTGATACAAGAAAAGTTATTCTTCCAAAAAATGCAGTAATCACTGGTATCTCTTTTAATGGAGATGCAACAGGTGGTACTAACCCAACTATTGATATGGGTTACACTGACTATGATGGTGGAACAGACTTCGTAGACGTTGATGGTTTAATAAATGAAGGCGATGCAGATGCAGGCGCAGTTGTAACTGTGTGGGGTGGAGACTCTACTGCAGGTGCAGCACTTGGAGATATCGATCTTCCATCGACTGAGATTATAAAAATCGTTGGTGGTCAAGGTTCTTCAGCAGCAACAGGCGGAACAATTACTGGAATCATTTACTACTATGTAAAAGATTCAGGTAAAGCTGGTGAATCATTACCAGAGTTAAGTTAATAATTTAAGGAGCACCTTCGGGTGCTCCTGAATCAAGGAGATAAATTATGAGTATGAAATCAGATGTAAAACCGATTATATTAACTTCAAATGGTATTGCATTCGAAGGAAGAACAAGATTAAGAGGGTATGCTCTACAATCTAATACTACAACTGGAGGATCAGCAGGAACCGCTAATATAAATACTATAGCCGGAGGAACTGTAAGCTCAACTACTACAACTGGAGTTTATATTCCTTTAACTGTACCACCGGGACAAACTGAAACTTTAAATATTCCTGAAGATGGAGTTTTATATGCTGATGGTATTGGAGCAACTTCAATAGCTAACGCAAGTTTAATTTTGTACATAGATAAATAGGAGCATTAATGGCTACCTCTGGAACAACAACATTCGATCTAGAGATCGATGAAATAATCGAAGAAGCTTTAGAGAGGGCCGGTGTAGGTGGTTCTCGAACAGGTTATCATTTAAGAAGTGCTAGACGTTCTTTAAATATTTTATTTTCTGAATGGGGTAACAGAGGTGTGCATTTATGGAAAGTAAAACAAGCAACTATACCTTTAGTTTTAGGTCAAGCAGAATACAATTTTGCTAATGACAATGTTAATTTTCCATCAGATATAAATGATGTACTAGAAGCATATATCAGAGATAACTCAGATTCATCTGCACCTGTCGATACTACTTTAAATAAAATAGACAGATCAACATATGCTGCGCTTCCTAATAAATTAGCACAAGGAAAACCTTCACAATATTATGTTCAAAGAACAGTAAACCCAAGTGTATTCTTATATATTACACCGGGATCTAATTTTTCAGGATCAAACTATCAATTAAAATTTTATTATCTTGCAAGAATACAAGATGTAGGGAATTATACAAACACGGCAGATGTTGCTTTTAGATTTATACCTTGTATGGTTTCAGGACTTGCATATTACTTATCTATAAAACATTCACCAGAAAGAACTGATGGATTAAGATTATTGTATGAAGATGAATTAAAAAGAGCATTAGAAGAAGATGGTCAAAGAACTTCTTTATATATTTCACCAGATACATTTTATGGAGATGGAATATAATGACAGGATTTGCTAAAGGAAAACATGCAAAAGCTATTTCTGATAGATCAGGACAAGAATTTCCGTATAAAGAAATGGTTAAAGAATGGAATAATTCTTTTGTGCATTATTCTGAATACGAAAAGAAACATCCACAATTAGAACCAAAACCACATGGTGGTGATCCACAAGGATTAAGAAATGCTAGACCCGCAAGAACAGAACCTGCTGTTGCAAGAGTTTTAGATTTAAATCCTTTAATCTTAACATTAGGATCTTCAACTGTTTCTGTATTTGAAGAAAATCACGGTAGATCTACAGGAAATGTTGTTAGATTTAGAAACGGAACAGGTGGTTATGGAATTACTACAGATGAAGTTAATAGCACTACAGGCTATTCAATAACTGTTACAGATGTTGATCATTATACTTGGAACTCAACAACGACAGCAAGTCAAGAAGCTAGAATAGGAGGAGGAAGTATATCGGCTGGTCCGGTTACATTATCATCATGAATTATAGTGAATTACAAACAACAATAAGAGATTATACAGAAGTCGAAGATACAGTTTTAGGAAGCACTACACTTGGAACTATTGTACAAAATGCTGAGAACAGAGTTTTCAGAGATGCAAATATAGATGCTTATAGACAATACGCAGTTTCAAATATGGTAGTAGGTCAAAGATATGTTTCTGTTCCATCAGGTCTTAGAAATATTAGATATGTACAAGTTACAGATTCATCAGGAGAACAACAATTTTTAGAACAGAAAGATACTTCTTTCATGGCTGAATATGATTCAACTCCTTCTACTACATATGGTTTTCCAAAATACTATGCTAACTGGGATTCAAATACTTGGGTAGTAGCTCCAACGCCGAGTTCTACTTCGCAAATAACTATTGCTTATTATGCACAACCCACTAGTATTACAACAACTTCAAACGCTACGTCCTACGTATCAGAAAATGCACAAGATTTATTAATATATGCTTCTTTAGTTGAAACATATAAGTTCTTGAAAGGACCAGCAGATATGATACAACTATACGAACAATCATATCAACAAGCGCTACAATCGTTTGGTGTTGAACAAACAGGTAGAAGAAGAAGGGATGAATACACTGATGGGGTTGTACGTGTTCCTTTACAAAGCGTGGACCCATCAAAATAATAGGAGGATAAGTAATGGCTAATATAGTACCAGATAGTTTTAAAAAAGAATTATTTCTAGGCGTGCACAATTTTAACACGACTGGCGGTAATACTTTTAAACTAGCTTTATATAGTACAGTAACAGGTTTTTCAGCTACTGGAACAACTGCTTACACAACTACAAACGAAGTTTCTGGAACTGGTTACACAGCAGCTGGAGCAGCTTTAACAAATACTTCAGTTGGTGTAGTAGACAATGTTGCTGTTGTTGATTTTAGTGATTTAACTTTTCAAACTTCTCACATAACTGCCTCTGCAGCTTTAATCTATAATGATACAGCTACAGGAGATCCAGCAGTTGTTGTGTTAGATTTTGGAAGTGATCAAACTTCAACTAACGGTGATTTTACAATTGAGTTCCCAGATGCTACTAGCTCAACTACTGCTATTTTAAGAATTGCATAGAGGTTATGTATGGCTTTTGTAGTAGGAAATCGTGTCAAAGAAACAAGTACAACCACTGGAACCGGTGATATAACACTTGCCGGGGCTGTAGATGGTTTTGTATCTTTTAATTCTGGCATAGGAACTAATAATAGAACTTATTATACGATTTCAGCTCAAGGCGGTACAGAATTTGAAGTTGGTATTGGTACTTTAACAGCATCTACTACCTTACAAAGAGATTCAGTCATCAGCTCTTCAAACTCTGATGCATTAGTAGATTTTTCAGCAGGGACTAAAGATGTGTTTGTTGCACAACCAGCAAACAAAGCACACGACGCAACGTTAGCATTATCTGTAGCCTTGTCATAAGGAGGCTAAATGAATTTTGGACATCACTCGTTTGCAGAAGATGCTTTTGCAGCTCAAGGTGTATCTAATGTAAGTGTAACTGTTCAAGTTACAGGTAATCAAGTTCAAGTTCAAACAGGCTCTCCTGTTGTAAAAGCTGCAGGAACAGTATTAGTAACAGGCAATCAAGTTAATGTACAATTAGGTGATGCAACAGTATCTGCTGATGCAATTGTAGAAGTTACAGGTAATCAAGCACAAGTACAAACAGGAACAGTTACAATTATTGGTGAAGCTTTTGTTTCTCCAACAGGTAGCGAAGTTGCTGTTCAAACAGGAACTGCTGTTGTATCTGCTGATTCAAATATTTCAGTTACAGGTAATCAAGTTGAAGTTCAATTAGGTGATGCAGATGTATCTGCAAGTGCTGTTGTACAACCAACCGGTAATCAAACTGAAATTCAAGTTGGCTCACCAATTGTTTTAGCAGATGGAACTGTATTAGTTACAGGTAGTCAGGTAAACACTCAAACAGGAACTGCTGTAGTTAAAGCAAGTTCTGTTGTTAACGTAACAGGTAATGAATTAGATGTTCAATTAGGAGATGCAACAACATCTGGAGATGCAAATGTTCTTCCAACTGGAAACGAAACAACTGTTGAAACAGGAACTGTTAACATTGTTATACAACAGAATGTAATAGTACAGCCAACTTTTGTTGGAACTGGCCTAGATTTACAAGTAGGAGACGCTGATGTAAGACTATCTGCAGTCGTTAAACCTACAGGTAATCAATTGACTGTGGGTACGAATAATGCTATTGTTCGTATCTGGAATCCTATAGATACACAGGATAACCAATCGTGGACACCGATTAATACCAGTGACACGCAAACATGGACAGAAGTCCAAACTAACGATAATCAAAATTGGATAAAAGCGGCATAATATGGCAAGTACATTTTCTAATCTAGGTCTTGAACTTCAAGAAACAGGAGCTAATGCTAATACTTGGGGATCTAGAACCAATGTTGGTTTGCAAAGAATTGATAATGCTATTGCAGGCTACACAACTGTTGTTTGTAACTCAACAACAATTACCTTAACTTTTTCTACCAACGCAGCGTCTACAACTTTTACAGATGAAAATGGAAGAAATAAAATACTTAAATTTACAGCAGGGACAGCAGCGGCTAATATTACCGTCACCTTACCTGCAGTTGAAAAAGAATATATAGTTGAAAATTCTTCAGGATACGATATTATATTTTCTGGTTCAGGATCAACTACAACTACAATAGAAACTGACCGTATGGCTCACATTTATACGGACGGAACTGACGCTTATAATGCATTAAACAAGTTGCAAATTGACACCTTAGATGCTAATAATGTAGTCGGTGGCGCAGATCCTATTGTATATGCGATCGCTTTGGGATAAGGAGAAACTATGGCAAATACATTTAAAGTAGAAACAGCAAACGCTTTAACAACAACAGGCTCTACTGTGGTTGCTATGACTGCTACATCAACAGCCGTAATTTTAGGTTGTGTCGTAGCTAACACTACAACAATTACAGGAACTGCAACAATCGAAATTTTTGACGACTCAAGATCGACAGTTGTAACATTAGTTAAAAATGCGGAGGTCCCTGTGGGTGGATCTTTAGAATTATTGTCGGGTGGAAAAGTTGTTTTGGATAATTCTGATCAAATTAGAATATCCGCTGGTTCAAGTACATACGATATCGATGCAACTGTAAGTTACTTGAATCAAACGTAAGGAGATTAAATAGTGGCTTATATTGGTATTGGTAATCGACAAGATTACATAGCAGATTTTCAAGCACAGAATTTTTCTGGTGATGGATCTACGACTGCTTTCACATTAAATTATGAAGCAGTAACAGGATCAATAAGAGTTGCTGTTGATAACGTTCTTCAACCTGCTGATGGTTCTTCTTACACTGTTAATGGATTCACTTTAAATTTCACAGCAGCACCTGCTTCGGGCACTAACAATATTACAGTATTATTTTTAGGAACTGTTAGAAATGTTTCTTCAGTTTCGGACGGTGCCATCGTAACCGCAAAAATTGCAGACGGAGCTGTTACGGAAGCAAAATTAGCAAGTGGTGTTAATACAATTACAATGGCTGAACAATGGAGATTAAGTGGAAATGTTGTTACTTCTACAAATACTTTTTTAACTACAAATATTGAAAAAGCAGATAGTTCAGATGCTGGAGATATCGGCACAGGAATGTCTGAAAGTTCTGGCGTTTTTTCATTTCCATCAACTGGTATTTATTTGATAATTGGAACTGGTGCGTTTTATCAAAGTGGTTCGGTAACACATGAATTCGTTGGTTTAGAAATTTATGTAACAAAAGATAATTCAACATACACAAGAAGAGCATCAAGTTATGGTGCAATTTTAGGAACAAATGAAGAAGCTAATACTACTTGTATGTTTATTGTAGATGTAACTGATATTTCAAATGACAAAGTAAAATTTCATGTAAGACAACAAACTGCTGGAAATTTAAATGTTGCTGGTAATACAAACAGACAGCTTACAGGATTTACATTTGTTAGACTAGGAGACACATAAAATGCACAGAGATTATTTTCAAGACGCATTACATACTTTCAATGGTGGCAACTGGTACGGTTGGAAAACACATGACGACAATGGAAATAAAATTCCTAACTCTGAACGTATGCAATA